AAATGCTGAATTTACAATGAAAGTTGTTTGTTCAGATTTTTCCGTAAGCTACGAGTACGGAAGTTTTTATAGTTTAGATGCTGTTTTTAGACGAGTATACGAACCATGAGTCAATTATTAATTCGAGATTTACAAACACAAAGTCCGGGATCTTCTTTAGTAATACTATATGAACTAGAAATGCCCGATGGATCTACTTTTTATTTTCACGATGGCAAAGATTCTTCTTCAGCAGACGTAACTTTTGACGGAAACACATACGAAGGTATTCCAGTGGAATTTGATGGTGTAGATTTAACAAGCGATGGTCCGTCGAGTCGTCCGACGCTCAAGTTAGGGAATGTACTTACTGTTTTTAAAGAGGCATTAGGTTCTGGATTTACTTATGAAGATCTACTAGGTAAAAAGTTTACTCGACGCAGAACATTGGAAAAATATTTAACTTCTAGCCCTGCTGTAGAGTTACCAAAAAATATTTATTATGTAGATCGAATTGGAACTACAAATATAATTAGCGTAGAATTAGAACTAGCTTCTCCTTTTGACATCGAAGGAGTAAAGTTACCTTCTCGTACTATAATGGGCGGCGGATGCAGTTGGCAGTATCAAGGAGCTTCTCCCGATCTTGCTGCAAATGTTCAGCTTGGTGGCTGTACTTGGAATAGGTTTAGCACTATAACAATACCAGGAACTAATATAACTTATACAAATTATGTAAATGTTAAAGACGAGCCTGTTGTAACTGCAAATGCAGTAGTAGGTCTTTGGACGGGGTCTGGCACTGTAAATGCAATATATAGAACTGTTCAATCAGGATTAACTAAAATTGAAAATAACGGTGGATTTACTACTGGAGTTTCTGCAAATAATTATTGGCAAATGGTAACAAGTACAACGTCTACTCCAACAGATCTAAATGTTGCGTGGAGAAGAGTATGGATTCATACTCCTTATAGCGCATCTGGAACATATAATGTTTACACAGATCCTAACTATAATGATTATGTTACATATACATTAACAGGAGAAACTTCTCCTAGATTATTTAAAAAGATATTGGTAACTCAAGCCAGTTCATCGGAAGGCAGTGTTCCAGCTTATAACAAACATTGGGATTTAGGCGATGTCTGTGGAAAAAGACTTTATTCTTGCACTCGAAGATTTCAATTTAAACAAGCTACCTCTAACACAGTTAATGTACCAAGCACCGTCTACGATCAAACAATTATTTTACCATTTGGAGGATTTCCTGGATCACGAACATATTCTTAAACTTTTGATTCATTTTTGTAAACATTTTCAAGAAGAAGCTTGCGGAGTGATTGTAAATAGAAAATTTGTGATTTGTAAAAATGTTGCAAACAATGTAGAAAACGATTTTGAAATAGATGATTTAGATTGGATAAAATGTCAATTGTATGGAAAGCCACAAGCAATAGTGCATTCGCATCCTCGATCAGGACCTAAGCCAAGTGAAATCGATATCTTGCAAGCAAAAAGATTTAAGTTGACTTATATTATAATTTCTTTACGAAATTGGGAAATGGAAATTTATACACCATGAAAAGAATTCATTTACTAGGAAATTTGGGAGAAAAATTTGGTCCTTTGTGGAGAGCAAATTGTTCTACCGTCTCCGAAGCGCTAAGACTGATCGAATGTCAGTGCCCAGATTTTAAAAAGTATTTAATAGATATTGTAGAACAAGGTACAAACTTTGCTGTTCGAACGGGGGAAGAACTACTAGAAACTGGCGAAGAACTTTTCATGAATGTTACAGAAGATGATGTTTATATCACAGAAGTTCCCGTAGGCTCTGGTGGTTGGGGTAAAATTTTAGTTGGAGCTATTTTAGTTATAGCTGCTATTGCGATTACACTTGCACTTGGACCGCCCGGAGCTACTTTAGCACAAGCTTTTGCAAAGTTAGGTACGCTTCAAGCGATTGGGGTAATGACGCTTGGATCTATAGGCCTCAATCTAATCATGGCAGGGGTAAATGAACTACTTATGCCCAAACCTGATAAAGGGAAAGCAGGAGGAGCATTTTTTTCAGGTCCTGTAAATACTATAAAACAAGGCCAACCTGTTCCTGTACTTTATGGCGAACTTATTGTAGGTGGATCGCCAATATCGGTTTCTTATACTAAATCAAAAATAGCTTCAAGGGGTTATGTTTATACGGATGCTACAGCGGGGCCTGCGGCTGCTGGAGCAAATACTACATCAAATCCGTATGCATCAGATCCGCAAAATTATTCAACAAATTATGTTGGTAATATTGATTCACTCATAAATCCTGATTTGATTCGTGAATCTTTAGCTAATTTTAATTCATTATTTTAAAAGTTTTTCGGAGTAACTAATGATAGGCAATATTGGAATTTTACTAGGTTCAGGACTTTCTGAGGATAGTACTTCTATTACAAGTATAGGCAGTACTGGGCCTACAAGCCCACAGTACGCTGTCATTTATGATCTTATTTCAGAAGGTGAGATTCATGGACTAGTAAATGGTCCGGCTAGTGTTTATTTAAATGGAACTACACTTTCTACCAATACGTCTATTCGTCCTATAGTTTCAGGAAATGGTTCTTTTACTTCTGGAAACACTACAATTCGTTCCAATGATGTCAATCTTTCGAATACTTCTGGAAGAATAATACTATTGCAAAGAGGCGCTAATACATCTTCTTCTTTTGCTGGTAACAGTGGTGAGTATAGAGTACAAGCTACAAACTTTTTTACTGCTAACATGGCAATTAATAATACTTTATTATCTGCTACACGACCTAAGTTACGCATTGATGGATTAGGTCCACGAGGAACCGAATACGTTGGAACAATTACTCAATATATAGATGCAAATACTGCTATTGTTGAGCCTGCTATTTCTACTACAGGTACCGGAAAAGCGGGTGGATTAGACCATGCTGCTGTAGTAAATACAGCTACCAGTAATTCTTTAACTGTATATGTAGCTCCTACAGCAAATGGAAGTAAATTTCAAATTGTTCCAGTAGGTATTACACAAGAACAATTAGTTTCTGATGACTCTTGGAACTTTAAAAATACTGCATTAAATTTTAGAGTTGGAACTTTAAATCAAACTCCAATTACTTACGCTGATATTCCTACGGCTAGCTTTATGACTTCCATTGAAGCACCTCTTCAATGGACAAATACTTTTGGAGGTGTTCAATCTCCATTAAGTTATTCTTCGGTATCACTAGGAGTAACAGATGCTTCCGAAATAGACAAAATTAAACTAGGAATTGAATTTCCTGCTGGGTTATATATAAACTCAGGAGAAAGTCAAAAGATTCAACCTATGTTTGTAGGTTTTCAAATTAAATTCCAATATGTACAAGGTGGAGTAACAAAAACTGCTATACTATACGGCCCATCTACTAATACTGGAATTCCAACTGGAAAACAAAAAGGAAGAACTTGGGAAGCTGCTTTATCAAAATATTCTGGGTATTACAGAGCAGAAGTAACTTCTGGGTTTGTGCATGAGTTTGAATTAAATATTGAACAATTTAAACCTTTTACAAACTTTTCTGTTTTTGTTTCAAGATTAAATCCACACAATTCTGATGATTATGATACTCATGATGCAACAAGAATTAGTACTACTGTTATAAAGTATATAGAATCTCAAGTTTTAGATAAGTTTCGTTATCCTCATTCTGCTTATGCAGCTATAACATTTCCTGCTGAAGGGTTTAATTCTATTCCTAGTCGTTCATATCATGTGCGAGGAATAAAAGTACAAGTTCCTTCAAACTACACTACACGAGAAGAATCTGCTACAGGAGTTTCTGTTTATTCGGGAGCATGGGACGGTACTTTTGTAACAAAATATACAAATAACCCAGCTTGGGTATTTTATGATCTTGCCACGAATAAAAGATATGGGCTAGGTAAATATGTTGATCCTTCCCTTGTAGATAAGTATGCTCTTTATAGAATAGCAAGATATTGTGATGAGTTAGTTCCTGATGGTAAAGGTGGCTATGAACCACGATTTACTTGCAACGTTTATATATTTGAAGCAGAAGAAGCTTATAAAGTATTACGTGATCTGGCTACTACATTTCGAGGAATGATGATTTGGGCACAAGGGGCTTTATTGGCTATTCAAGATAGCCCTAAAGAGCCTATTTATACTTTTACACAAGGTAACGTTATTGACGGATTATTTAATTATGAATATTCTGGCAGATTAGCTCGATATAATGAAGTAAATATAACTTGGAATAATCCTGACCAGTTTTATCAGCAAGATGTATTAACGGTTACAGATCAAACTGATATAATTAAGCAAGGACGAGTTGTATCTATGAATTCTGTTGCTTTTGGCTGTACTAGCCAAGGACAAGCGTATAGAGTAGCTCTTTGGAATATGTTAACATCTCAGCTAGAAACTGAGTTTATAAGTTTTGCTACTGGTATGAATGCAAACTTTTTACTGCCCGGCGACGTAGTAAACATACAAGATCAACATTTAAATCTTATTCAAGCTAGTGGACGAATTCGTTCTGCTTCTGGTAATACTGTAACTTTAGATAGAGATATCACACTTGCAGCAAGCACATTTAACAATCGCACTACATTTGAAACTTCTTTGGTTTCTTCTGGAGCAGATAACTTTAATGACTATGCTGGAAATATTGGATCAAAAGCTGCTTCAATTGTTCGTTCTTCTTCTAATAATGCATTACTAGGGTCGTATAGTTATAGAGCAAATAGTACTACGAGTACTTTATATGCTGACTCTATGTTGGAATATACCTCTGCTGGTTATAATTTAACTACTGCTAATGCTTCTAGTAATACAGGATTAAGTACAACTACAAGTAGAAGTGGAATATTATTTAGTAATTTTAGTCCTGCAATTACTTCTTTTGGTGGAAACTTTTCTGTACGAACAATAGCAAATACTACTTCTGAAGATTATAGTGTAAGAGGTACTGCTTCATATAGAACTTATCATTCACAAATTCCTATTACTGTAAATGTAGGATATGCTTCAGGTGTAGTTAAATCATATAATATACTCTCAGAAAAAGATAAGTTTTTTGGGTTTAGTACACCAACTTCTACAAATATTGCAAACATATCTATTGCATTTACAAATTCTTCATTATCCACTGAAGAATATTTAACAATAGATAATATTGTAATAGGCAATACTTCTTCTAATATTCAAAGTACCACACATAATTTACATGTAGTATTTGATGGTCCAGGTTGCTATTTAGAACAATCTTCAGCAGTTATTTCTGGAATCACTTATTATAGAGGAGATTTAATTCCAGGAGTTACAACAAGTATAGCTGCTACAAATTTATTAGATGATAGTGGTAATGTTGTAACTACAGTATTTAGCGAACATACTCATGTTCAAAAAAGATCTATTGTCACGCCAGAGCCTTTTGTAGGTAATATAATAGAGGTAAGTTCTCCTTTTACTTCTACTCCAAATGTTGAAAGTATTTGGGCATTGGAAAATGTTACTTATGATAATAATGTAGAGCCTAAAAAGTATAGAGTATTAAGTGTAAAAGAAGAACAAAATGGAGTTTATTCTGTTATAGCATCAAACTATGCTTCTCAAAAATTTGATGAGCTAGAATCTCGCGTAAAAATTCAAGTTCCAAAATATACAGGACCAAGACCTGGAGACGAGATTCCTTCTGTTACAAATTTAACAGCAACCTATGTAAGAGCGTATGTTGATAATGATAGACCTATAGATTCAACTTATTATGCTGTAATTTCTTGGACGCCAGGAATAGAAGAATTTATTGATGATAGTGGAGTTGCTCGTACTAGAGAGTATAGGTATGTAGATGCATATGAAGTTCAGCATAATTTTTACGATAGTCCTAGTGCATCTTTTGCTAATTATTATACCGAAATAGTTCCTGGCAATAGAAATACTTTAAAACTTTCAGGAGTCGCAGCAGGCCAATATATAATAAAAGTTAGAGTAAAAAATATTTATGGTCAATATTCTTCGTGGGTTACCCGAACTGTAGAGTTTGTACAATCGGCTACAGTTCCTGGATTTACGGTAGAAGGTTTATCTACTGGGGGAACTTTAGATTCTGCCGTATTATTTGAATCTAATACATTTAGTGTTGTAGATTCTTTCTATACCTTTACAAGTCCTGCTGGCAGGTCTTATACAGTAAATGCTGCAACTTCTGCTCAATCTGCACAAAGTTTTCAAAGTTTAAAATCAAACTCCACATTTTATTTAATGTGGAATGGCTCAAATAGTGCTGATCCATGGAAAGCTGTAGAGTATTATAATGATGTTAATACTGCACCTCCTTCTGGATCGGCAAACTCATATTGGATTGAAGCAAATAGTGCAAATAATGGATTAACTCAATTACCTGGTACAATTACTGTAGTAATTAATACTAATAAAATTATTGGTAATAATACATTTTTTACAAGTAATTTAAGTCTTGGAAGTTTAATTAAATTACAAAGTTCAAATGCAGCAAATTCTTTTTATGCAGTAGTAGACTCTATTAGTAGTAACACAGAATTATATACACGAGAAATAATACAAAAAGCTTTTACTGCACAAAGTATTTTTACGCCAAGCTTAAAAATAGATTATATAAATGATACTTTATTTTCTAAGATAGTTACAGCGTCTGGAAACGTTGCCTCTGAAGATAGTAGGTATGCTACTACTGCTATAAATCAACCACAATTATTAGTGCTTGATGCAGACAGCACTAATTTTAAATATACTTCAACTGGCACATTGATAGGCCCATCAATAATCAATTTTACAGTAAATCGTCAAAATTTACTAGGAACAACAGACTGGTATATCTACGATGCTAATAATAATTTATTATCAAATACATTAATTGATGCAAAAAGTAATAGTTCTGCTAGAATAAATTCTACTAGCTTTGGCTCCATTGCTAATAATAATTTTGTACGAGTTGCCACAAATGTTGCTTCTTTTAGCAGTTCTTATACTATTACTAAAGTCGCTGATGGCGCAAATGGAGCGAATGGAGCCAATGGAGCCAATGGAGCCAATGGAGCCAATGGAGCCAATGGAGCCAATGGAGCTAATGGAGCCAATGGCAGAGGAGCGCATACTGTATTAATAGTAAATGAAAATCACTCTATTCCTTTAGACCCTAATGGTCTAAATGGTATTTATACTGCCTCAGGAACAGATATTTTAGTTTGGGAAGCTAATACTCCATTAACTTATAATGCAACGGCTACATTATCTCCTAGCTTTAATGTTGCAGTAGTAAGTAATACAAACATCAATGTTAATACGAGCCCAGCCACAACTACTACAGTAGTTACAAACGATACAAGACGTTATGGTAATCATAGTAATCTTACTGCAAATACAGGTTCAATCGTATATAATATTACAGTAAGAGATACTCTGGGTAATTTAACAACTTATACTCGGCAACAAAGTTTTACTGGGGTTCGTGCTGGAGCCAATGGAGCCAATGGAGCCAATGGAGCCAATGGAGCCAATGGAGCTAATGGAGCCAATGGAGCCAATGGAGTCAATGGCAGAGGAGCGCATACTGTATTAGTAGTAAATGAAAATCACTCTATTCCTTTAGACCCTAATGGTCTAAATGGTATTTATACTGCCTCAGGAACAGATATTTTAGTTTGGGAAGCTAATACTCCATTAACTTA